TACACACAAGCTACAATTATTTGACCGTTTCCACCTTGATTGATGTTAATGACGATGACGAAGACGAAATCGAGAAAAAAAGCCTTAAAATCCAGGTGTTTGGCGATTCTATGACCGATGTACGCTGGAATGCAAGCAAGGGTGTTGGCACTACTAGGTGGGTGGATTATCTTCCACAGTATCTTCCCGGCTATGATTTAAGTATCATCAATTCTGCCATCGGCGGCAATACAATGACCAAATACGGAGTTGATCTGTTCAAGGGCGTTGCATGGCAAATGACTTTGACCGAAACGACCGCAGGCGTTGGCAATTCTGATGGATATGACCAGTTTGAACCGCTTGCGACAGATCGTGACTTGATTATCGTGTGGGCTGGCTGTAATGATTGGGCTGGTGCGAAATATAGCTGGGATGACAACAGCATCATCAAGTACAACGCTTCCACATTCAACGCTGAAACTGGCATGGAAGAAGTTGTTGAAGACAGCGTTGACATCACGAAAATTCATGGTGCAGTTCGGTATGTCATCGACACCGTTTCCAAGAGAACTACGGCAAGACTTCTGTTTATTACACCCGTTCAGCGTTATACACCCCCTGAATGGGATACAAAAAATCAAATGTGGAAAGGCGATGCCGTTCAGCCAAAGAATGCTCTTGGTGATGTTCTGCGATATGAAAGAACCTTGATTCAGTATGTGGATGCAATCAAGGAAACGTGTGCTTTTTATGGCATTCCGTGCATTGACATGTACAGTGAAAGCGGTTTGAATCGGTTTAACATCAATGAATTTACCATTGATGGTGTGCATGGCAATCTTGCGGGGCATGAACGGTTTGCTGCCATGATTGCGGCGAAGATCAAAGCTATTCTGTAAAGGGGCGAAGCGGATTGATTGAGATTCGCAGAACCGAAAACGGATTCAGTGTAAAAGGCCATGCGGGGTATGCCCCGCATGGTCAAGATATAGTCTGTGCGGCTGTCAGTGCGCTTGTACAGACTTTTTTTGCATCGGTAAAGGAATTAACCACCGATGAAATAAAAGCGGATATGGCGGCAGGAAATGCCGTTATACAATACTGGAATCTATCAAAGGAAGCGCAACTTTTGGTAGATTCCTTTTTTATTGGCATTCATATGATTGCTGATGATTACCCCGACTTTGTGCGGATTGTCTAGGCCGTGGAAGACGCTATAAAAGCTACGGGAACCGGGGCAGGCGTGGAACCCTACCAAAAAGCTACGGAAAACAAGCGAAAGTTTCAAAATTCGGAGGATGAACGAAATGAAGAAAATTCTTGACCTTCAGTTGTTTGCGGAAGATACCCCTTCTGCCAGTGGTGCAGATTCGGCAACTGACACGAAACCTACGGGAAACAACAACACAGACAAAGAGCCGGGAAGGGAAACAAAGGCAGAACCGAAGTACACAGATGCAGACTTGGACAGAATCATTGACCAGAAGTTTGCAGAGTGGCAGAAGAAGAAGCAGAAGGAAGTTGACGAAGCTAAGAAGCTTGCAGAAATGAATGCACAGCAGAAAGCAGAGTACGAACGTGACCAACTGCGGAAGGAAATTGACGACTACAAGCGCAAGGATTCTATTTCGGAAATGAGCAAGACCGCCCGGAAGATGCTTGCTGACAGTGGAATTTCTATTTCTGATGATTTGCTGTCTATGCTGGTTACTACCGATGCGGCAAAGACCAAAGCGGCGGTTGATGGCTTTGCTAAGTCTTTCAACGAAGCTGTAGAAAAGGCAGTGAAAGAAAAGCTTAAAGGCGAACCGCCTAGAAAGGGTTCGGGAAATGCACCTACCATGACCAAAGAGCAGATCATGGCTATTCGTGACCCCGAACTTCGACAGAAGAAAATGCTCGAACACAGAGAATTATTCAATCTTTAAGAAATGAGGTAAGAAAAATGAGCAAGAACAAGATGAATCTTCAGATGTTTGCTGATGCAAACACCGTCACTGCTGCCGACCTGGCTAAAGTGCGTGATGTTGACTTCGCAGAGCGTTTCACCACTGGCATTGAAACCCTGATGAAGATGCTGGGCGTTACCCGCAAAATCGAGAAGAAGGCTGGCGAAGTGCTGAAGGTCTACAAGGTGACTGGCACTCTGGAAAGTGGCACTGTTGCCGAAGGTGAAGTCATTCCCCTGTCCAAGTATCGTACCACCTATGAGCCTATTGGCGAAGCTGAACTGAAGAAGTGGCGCAAGGTCACTACCGCAGAAGCTATCTCCGAAAAGGGCTACGGCCAGGCCGTGAACGACACCAACGATAAGATGCTGCGTGACATCCAGAAGACCATTCGCAGTGCTTTCGTGAACTTCCTGGCTACTGGTACTGGTGAAGCTGCTGGTGCTGGCATGCAGGCTACTATCGCCCAGTCTTGGGGCAAGATGCAGGTGCTTTTTGAAGACACCGCTATTCAGACCGTTCACTTCATGAATCCTCTGGATATCGCTGACTATCTGGCAACTGCACAGATTTCCACTCAGTCTGCTTTTGGTATGTCCTACGTGGAAAACTTCCTGGGCATGGGCAGCGTGATTCTGGCTTCCGATGTTCCCAAGGGCAAGATTTATTCCACTGCTGCTGAGAATATCGTGCTGTACTACATCCCTGTTACCAGTTCCGACATGGCACAGGCATTTGATCTGACTGCCGATTCCACTGGCCTGATTGGCATTCACACTGGTGCTACCTACAACAATCTGTCCGCTGAGACTGTTGCCGCTTCTGGTGTTGGCCTGTTCGCTGAGAAGCTGGATGGCATTGTGGTTGGCACTATCGGTACTGGTGCCTAATGTATAAGGTCATCAGATACTTTACAGACCTTCAGGACAACGAACACCCCTATAACGTGGGCGACACTTTCCCACGTTCGGGGGTGAATGTCACGGAAAAGCGGCTTGCAGAATTGGCCAGTGGTAAGAACCTGCAAAGAACGCCACTTATCCGCTATGTTGAAGAACCTGTGAAGGAAGCACCGAAGAAGCCAGCAGCAAAGAGGGCAAAGAAGAACGCTGAGAAGTAAGGGGGCTGCACAATGCTGAGCGATCTAAAATTGATGCTTGGCATCGATTCGATTGATACTAGCCAGGATGACAAGTTGAAGCTGATTATTTCGGCAACGACTGCACGGCTGAGAATGCTTCTAGGTGGCATAGAGCCGCCTGAGAGCCTTGATTATATCATCCGTGAAGTTTCTATACGGCGTTTCAATCGCATTGGTTCTGAGGGCATGGCAAGCCATACGGTGGAAGGTGAAAGCATTTCTTTTTCCGATAGCGACTTTGGCGGCTTTGAAGATGATATCCAAGCATATCTTGACACGCAGAAGGAAAGCACAAAAGGGCGGGTGAGATTCCTTTGAGATTCGACACGCCCGTTTATTTTCAGCGCATCACAAGCGAATATGATGCTTCCACTGGGGACTATGTTATCAGCAGCGTAACCGAAGAAAAGCGGTATGCATCTGTAACTAACACCGGGGATGATACGTTGCGCCTTATTTATGGTGAACTGAAACAAGGTTGCTTGACCATTCGGCTGCAAATGCCATTTGAAGAACCTTTTGACCGAATCCGCATCGGCGAAAAGTTCTACAAGGTTGACAAGACAAGGAAGCTGCGAACAAAGCAAACTTTCATTGTCAGTGGGGTGCAGTAAATGTCAAGAATCACGGTAAAAGGGCTGGACAAGCTGCAAAAAAAGCTAAAAGACAATGTGACCATGGACGATGTGAAGCAGGTTGTGAAGCATAATGGTTCAGGTCTTCAGCGGAAGATGCAGGCCAAAGCAGACTTTACAAAGGGCTACCAAACAGGCACAACAAAGCGCAGTATCGGGCTTGAAATCAAAGACAGCGGATTCACTGCGGAAGTTGCCCCGGAAACTGAGTATTCCCCATATTTGGAATACGGAACACGCTTTATGGAAGCACAGCCGTTTGTTAAGCCAGCCCACGAAGAACAGTCCCAGAAATTCAAGCGTGACATGGCAAAGCTTGTGAGGTGATTCGGAATGGATGCACAGCAAGAATTTTTCACCGCAATAAAAATGGCTCTTACAGCAAAGGGGTTTTACGTATACGATGGCACACTGCCACCGATAGATACGAAATACCCCTTTATCTATTTGGGCGAATTTCGACAGAGGGACACGGAACACAAAAATGCAATCACTGGTACGGTTTACCCCATGATTCATGTGTGGCACAACAAACCGCATCAGCGTGGCACAGTTTCGCAAATGCTGTTGGAAATCAAATTCGTTTGCAGAACCCTTGAACGTACCGAAAATTTCGCATGGCTTGTGCGGAATGTGCAATCTAGGATTCTAGCAGACAACACTACAAAAACGCCGCTGCTTCATGGAGTTGTTGAAGCAGATTGTTTATTCAGTTAGGAGGTAAAAAGTATGAAAATCGATCTTCAGATGTTCGCTGAAGCCGTTTCTGGTAACAAGCTGGTATATCTGTACAGAATCAAGAGCAAGGCCGCTTCTGCCGATGGTGTTGCGTTGGCCTTTACCAAGGAAAACGAAAGAACCAAGTCCAAGGATAGCGATTCTGTTGTTACCAAGGATGGTGCAATTCGTATTCCCGGTGCTGCTGAAGTGGAGATCACCGCCACTTCTCTTCTGGCAAAGGGTGACACCATGATTGATGACCTGGAAGACGCAATGGACAATGATGAACTTGTCGAGATTTGGGAAGCCAATCTTGAAGAGCCTACTGATGATGGCAAGTTCAAGGGCAGATACTTCCAGGGTTATCTGACCGAAGTGACCGTGACTTCCAGTGCGGAAGATCATGTCGAAGTCGAACTGACCTTTGCCATCAATGGCAATGGTGCCCGTGGTGATGTCACCGTTTCTGCTGAGCAGCAGGAAATTGCAGAATATGTCTTCACCGACACTGCAAAGACTGGTGCGTAAATAACTAAGTAAAGGGGTCGATTTCGACCCCTTTATAATTTTAGGAGGGTAAATATGTTGGAACTTACTATCAACGGTAAAGTATATCAGTTCAATTTTGGAATGGGCTTTCTGCGTGAAATCAACAGGCAGGTTTGCGCCCCTGTGGACGGTCTGCCCGATGTGAAGCGCAATATCGGTCTGCGGTTCAAGGTGCTGTGCATCATGGATGGCGACCCCGAAGCACTGGTTGACATTCTGGATGCTGCCAATAAGGGGCAGCGGGAGAGAGTGGCACGGAGCGCACTGGATGCGTATTTGGATGACCCCGATACGGATGTTGATGCCCTGTGCAATGAGGTGCTGGATTTTTTAAGAAGTGCAAATGTTACGAAGAAAACCGTGAACACACTTCTGGAAGAGATCGAGAAGCGGAAAGCAGCGAACTAATCACCTTTGAAGACTTGTACCGGGAAGCTGCTTTGAATTGCTTCCGTTATTTGGATTTTAAGAGTTTTGCGGAAGTAGACCGCTTGACAATCCCTGAATATGAGTTGCTTATGGAAGCCGTTAGGTTGCGGCAAGTAGACAAGGACTACAGAAACCACTTGCAAGCATTCCTGAACTTCGCTGTTAAGGCAGAAAAGAAGACAGGAAAGAACAAGAGCAAACCCGTATACAGCAAATTCAAGCGGTTCTATGACTATGAAAGCGAAATAAAGAAAGCCACAAATAAAGGCGGTGAAAAAAGCAGATTTTCCGGGGTCGGCAAGTTGTTGAAAAAGGGAGAGTGAGGATATTATGGCAGATAGTTATTCCGTACAAGCTAGGCTATCCGCTGTGGATAGCGGTTTTTCTTCTACTCTCAAAAATGCAATGGGGCTGACCGATACATTCGGAAGCAAACTTAGCGGCTTTAACTTTGGTATTCTTACGGGCGTTGGTCAGCAGGCATTTAGCATGCTGACAAGTGGCGTTTCTGACCTTATCGGGGAAATTGATTCGTCTAACGCAGCTTGGAAGACTTTTACTGGCAACATGCAGATGATCGGTAAAAGCACAGGCGAAATCGACAGCGTAAAGAAAGAACTGCAAGCTTTCGCAGAGCAAACCGTTTATAGTTCTTCTGATATGGCATCCACTTATGCACAGTTGGCTGCTGTTGGCACGAAGAACACGACACAGCTTGTCAAGGGCTTTGGCGGTCTGGCTGCCGCTGCGGAGAATCCGCAACAGGCCATGAAGACGCTGAGCCAGCAGGCAACACAGATGGCGGCAAAGCCTGAAGTTGCATGGGCTGACTTCAAGTTGATGTTGGAACAGACCCCCGCAGGTATTGCGGCGGTTGCAAAAGAAATGGGCATGACTTCTGCTGAAATGGTCACAGCAGTTCAGGAAGGTACTGTTTCGACAGAAGAGTTCTTCGATGCTATTTCCAAAGTCGGCACGAATGATGCCTTTTCTAAGATGGCTACCGAATACAAGACCGTTGGCGCAGCTATGGACGGTCTAAAAGAAGCAGTCGGCAACAAATTGACCCCGGCATTTGATGTACTTTCACAAACTGGAATAAATGCTATCAGTGGCATTTCTGAATTGCTGGACGGTATTGATGCACAAGCACTTGCCGACAAAGTTTCTGCGGCGGTACAAACTGCCGGGGAGTTCCTGGATGTCCTGAAAACTTCCTTTGCTGGGGTTGGGGAATCCGTTGGCTCTGCTCTTAGTGCAGTTGGTGAAGCCTTGGGGCTTACAAATTCCGAGTTCAGCAAAACAGATGCTTTGGATGCCTTTAGATCAGGCTGTGAAACTGTGGCGGGAGCAATCAAGAAAGTGTCAAACTTCCTAACGGAAAACAAAGACACTATTGCGAAAGTTGCACCCGTGATTAAAGGGCTTGCCATAGCTTTTGTTGGCATGAAAGTCGTGAAAACTGTTGCACCTGGGCTTTCTTCTTTTGCTGGGTCGCTTTTGTCTATGGCTGGTAAAGGCATAGTCGGTTTGGGTGCTAAACTGTTGGGCATTTCCATTGGTCAAAAGGCAGTTGGAACGGCAAGTGCAACAAGTGCCCCTAGCGTTTGGCAATCTGCGGCGGCTGTGCTGGCTTTGGGTGCGGCTGTACTCATGGCATCCGTTGGCCTTGCGCTGATTGTTCAATCTGCAATCGCCCTTGCAAGTGCTGGTTGGCCTGCTGTAGCCGCAATGGTTGCTTTGGTGGGTGTAATTGCTCTGCTTGCAATCGGTGCGGCAGCACTTGGCCCGGCTCTTACGGCTGGTGCTATTGGCTTTATTGCATTCGGTGCGGCTATTGCATTGGTTGGCACTGGTGCTATGTTGGCAGGCGTTGGGCTACTTCTGATGGCAACTGCACTTCCCGCACTTGTAGCATATGGCCTGCAAGGGTCTGTTGCACTTTTGGCTTTGGGTGGTAGTCTGGCGATCTTCGCTGTTGGTGCCGCTTTGGCAGGTGCGGCAATGCTTGTGCTTGGTGCTGGAATCGTCCTTGTTGCATCTGGCCTGCTTATTGCGGGTGCAGCTATGGTGCTTTTTGGCGTTGGTGCATTACTGGCAGCGGCTAGTTTGGCTCTGCTATCACTTGTATTGCCGACAATCGTAGCTTATGGACAGCAAGGGGCTATCGCAATCGCTTTGCTTGGTGCTGGCTTGCTTGTATTTGGAGCGGCGGCACTTGTAGCAGGTGCCGGGGCTTTGGTACTTGGCGCAGGCCTGCTTGTTGTAGCTGCGGCGGTTGTTGTTTTGGCTGCTGGCGTTCTGATTCTTTCCGTAGGCGCACTTATTACGGCAGCATCGTTGGCAATTTTGGCGGCTGTATTGCCCCTTATTGCAACATACGGAATGGAAGGTGCAACGGCAATCGTTGCGCTTGGTGCAAGCATGTTGGTGTTTGCCGTTGGTGCTGGCTTAGCTGGTGCGGCAGCACTTGTGCTTAGTGTCGGCTTGATCGCCGCTTCCGTAGGAATTGCGATTGCTGCGGTAACGGTTGGACTGTTGGCGGCTTCGATGACTTTGCTTGCTGTAAGCACCTTGCTTGCTGCGGCAGGCTTTGGAATTATTGCCATTGCAATTCAAACCATTTTAGCAGGTGGCATGGCTGCGGCTATGGTTCTGACTAGCATGAATGTTCCGTTGCTATTGTTCGTTCCTGCCGCAACTGTGGCGGGTGCTGCGGCTCTTGTTCTAGCCGCTGGCTTTGCGGCTGTGGCTATTGCAACGGCTGCACTGGCAGTATCGGTGCTTGCCCTTGGTGTGGCTATGCTTACGGTGGCTATTGGTACAACCCTTGCGGCTGCTGGCTTTGCATTGTTGGCAGTTGTTTTGCCTATGCTTGCCGCTAATGCACAGCAAAACGCTATCGCACTTGCTATTTTGGGTGCTGGCCTGTTGGCATTTGCCCCCGGTGCAATCTTGGCAGGTGCGGCGGCTGTTATCCTGGGTGCAGGTCTGACGCTTGTTGCTGTTGGTCTTGCTCTGGTAAGCGTGGCTGTGCTTGTAACTGCGGCGGGTATGCTTGCGCTTGCAGCTGGTGGGCTTCTGCTTGCTGCGGGAATGATGATTGTTGTTTCTGCCTTGACAGCAGTAGCCGCAGTCATGCCGATGCTTGCGGCAAGTACATTGCTTGTAGTTGGTTCCTTTGCCGCTCTGATGGGCGTTTCTGTTGGCCTGAGTGCAACACTGCTTCTGCTGTCTGGTGCAATGGCTGCTTTGGCTCTTGCGGCGGTTGCGTCTAGCATTGGTGTTTCGGCATTTGGCTTGGCAATGGCGGCTTCCGCTATCGGTGTTGCTGCCATGGGTCTTGCCTTAAAGGCTGTAAAATCCAGCATGAAGACCATTGCGAAGAGCGCAAAGACTGCGGAAAAGTCCCTTGATAGCATGCAAGATTCTGTTGATATTGTGGAAAGTGGCCTGTCTGCCCTTGGTGATAAGGCAAAATCTGCAATGAAGAAGCTGACAAGTGCTTTTGACGATTCTGCCAGCAAGGCTATGTCTTCTGGCACGAAGGTTGGCACTGGCTTTACAACTGGCATGCAGTCTGGGCTTGCTCTGGCACCTGGCGTTGCATCTTCCACTGTTACCATAGTCAATGTCACATTGCTTGCAGGATATGCGGCAGCTTTCAGCGCAGGTGCTTACATCAGCCGGGGCTTTGCAAACGGCATGCTTTCACAGCTTGGCGTTATTCAAAGTGCGGCAAACAGAATGGCAGCAGCAGCAGACAAAGCAGTTCGGGCGAAAGCCAAGATTCACAGCCCGTCCAAAGTCGCAGAGGGGCTTGGCTCTTACTGGGGCGAAGGTTATGTCGATGGAATTTTAAGCAATGTCAGAGACGCTTGGAACGCCGCAGAACAGCTTGTATCTGTGCCGCAGGTAGCAACACCGAAGCTTGCAACGGCTTTTGGTGGCGAACTGGGAGCAGATTACAGCTATTCTAGCAATTCCGAATATACCATCGAAGTTCCTCTTTCCGTAGATGGCAAGGTTGTTGCAAAGGCAACTGCAACATACATGCAAACGGAATTGGACAAGAAGCAAACGAGAGAAAGTAGAAAACACGGAAAGGTGTAGGGAGGCAGTATGTACAATTTCATAGACACGAATCAGACTTCGGGAGCGTACATACTGCCTTCCGAAGCCTTGAAAATCAATGGCGCATACATTGAAGATCAAATCAGCGGCTATAGAACACTAAATGTTCAGGGGCGGGAAGCTTTGTCCCCGGATGTTTTCAGCTTTACCACAGGCGTTCGGGATGGGTCGAAACTGAAAAGCAAAAGATACCCAGAACGAATCATCACGGTCACATATCAGCTTACCGCAAGCAGCAACGAAGAATTTCGGGAAGCTTACAACCAGTTAGGCAAGATTCTGGATGTAAAAGAAGCTGAACTGATTTTCAATGATGAACAGGACAAATTTTTTATTGGAACGCCTTGCATAATTGATTCCGTCAATCCGGGGTCTAATACTGTTGTTGGAAGCTTTGAAATTCTTTGCACAGACCCGTTCAAGTATTCTGTAATTGAATACGAAGCGGTTCCGTCCACAGACGAAGCAGGAATTGTGATTGACTACAACGGAACATATAAGGCATATCCGATCTTGGAAGCTGATTTCTACAAAGAAGAAGATGTCGGGGAAGATGGCGAAACTGCCGGGGAACTGACTGGGGTAGGCGACTGCGGCTATGTTGCGTTTTTTAACGAAGACGAAAAAATTATTCAGTTGGGCGACCCTGAAGAGATAGACAGTGACAACCCCTATGCAAAGTCGCAAGCCCTTATCAATCAGACTTTTTTGAGTGAAACAGCCTGGGGAACAACTGCAAAAGCACTTTGGGCGGTAAACAAAGGTCATATAATGGCTACCAATGTAAAACAGTTAGGTTCTGTCGCAATGGGGCAAGCTTCCTTCACTGTAACTAGTGAATCATCTGGGCTTACATCGGGGTATTTGTTGGCCATTGGCAACAACCCGTCTTACAAGGTGACATATTCCACACAAGGCCGTACAGCAAACACGGTTAATGTTGTTGTTACAATTACAGCAACAACAAATTCAAGCATTTCTTCTAATGAAATCTTGATTGCTGGAATTACGATCAATGGTGTAACAACTAACATCAGCCTGAAAGCGAAGGGAACGCCTTGGAATATGCAACGGGCATATACCACAAGCAAAACTATCAAGGTCACTGGGCTTTCATCTTCACAATCAGCAATAACCGGGAACACCTTCAGAGTTCAGCGGAACGGAACTTTCTATATTGGGCCAGTGGGTTGCAATGATATACAACTAAGTCCCTATTACGCTTCTGGATATGCGACTTATTATTTGACCCCCGCTGATTATGGAACAGCTTCGGGGGCATGGCATGGCCCAACTATCACTAGAAGTGTCGGTGCTGATGCTTCGGGCGAAGTTGGTGCTTCCGCTTTCACGCTGACATACAAACAAAAAATGTGTATCGGCAACAGTAAAAGCGCAACTAACCAAGTCGGGTCGTTCCGAATGAACATCACAGATGCTAACGGTGCGAACATTGCGGGAATCTGGATTTATAAGAACAAATCGGGCAAAACAGGCAATCTTGTTTTCTATGTTGCTGGCAAGAAGGTCAATACAACACCGATTGACATTCACTACAACAATGATTTCTTCGGTTCCAGCGAATCCGCAGTCGCAACAACTACCGTTTCTAAAAGCGGCGGCACAATCAGCTTTGCCGTTGGCAGTTACAAGCGGCAGTTCACCGAAAGCACTCTTGCAGATGTAAAAGCGGCAAAGGTGACATTCTCTTTTGAAAAATACTCTGATTTGACCGCACTTGCTTACAATGGTCTTTATTGGGCTAAGTTTGTCAAGCACAACTGCGAAACATTCAGAGAGATTCCAAACAAATTCACCGCTAACGATGTTGTTATTGCCGATTGCAAAAATGCTGAAATCTATCTTAACGGCATTCAGTCGCCTGATCTTGGTGCCCTGGGCAATGATTGGGAAGCGTTTTGCTTGACCCCTGGCATAAATCAAATTGGCGTTGCCTTTTCTGAGTGGGTAACGGCAGAATATGCACCGACATTCAAGATTCGATATCGTGAGGTGTTCTTATGATTGTCTACTTTGCAGATCGTCAGTTCAACATTCTTGGTTCAGCAAGCACCGGGCTTCCTTCGGGGCTTGTTATTACAGATGATAATTCTGCCGAGGATATTGAAACTGGTGTATCTGTCTTCGAGTGTGAAGTTCGGTTTGACAACGAAACACGGGCAAAGGTCGAAGCGTGTACCGAAGTGGGTAACTTTATCATTCTGAAGCAGGATGATGAAGATAAGTTGTACACGATTATCGATGCGGATATTGAAACAAACGACCAAACGGCAACCGTCTACGCAGAAGATGCAGGCTTGGATTTGCTGAATGAGGTTGTCGGCGCATACGAAGCTGACAAGGCTTATGCCATCGAACACTATGTCGAAAAATTCGCATACGATTCTGGCTTCAGAATTGGAACCAATGAAGCGGCAGGACTGACCCGCAAATTAAGCTGGGATGGCGAAGAAACCGTAACGGCACGACTTGCCAGCGTGGCAACGCAGTTTGACGGTTGCGAAATTTCCTACGGCTTTACCATTAAGGGGCTAAAAGTTACCGACAAATTCATCAACATTTACAAGAAACGGGGAAAAGATGTCGGCACTACTCTTCGTCTTAACAGAGAAGTAGACAACATCACAATCAAGAAGACTATTGCCAATCTTGCAACTGCTTTACGTTGCAAGGGTGGCACCCCTGAGAACGAAGAAGACCCGATCACACTTCGGGGATATTCGTATGATGATGGGGATTTCTACATTGATGGGGATGTGTTGAAGTCTAGGGAAGCACTGAAGAAATGGAGCCGATATATCAACCCCAACGAACCCAACTTAAAGACTGGTCACGAAGGTCATATTGTAAGGCCGTATTCTTATGACACCATCGAACAGTCTACCTTGTGTGCCCATGCAATCACGGAATTAAAGGGCATTTGCGATAAAGAAGTTAATTACGAAGTTGATATTCTTTACTTGCCGAAGGGTGTAAAAGTTGGCGACCGTGTAAACATCGTTGATGAAAATGGCAAGCTGTATTTGTCCACAAGACTGCTAAAGCTAGAGCGCTCCGCTGTAAATGACAAGCACAAAGCTGTACTTGGTGAACATCTGATCAAAGGAAGCGGAATTTCTCAGAAGGTCATAGAACTTGCAGAGAAACATGCACAAACTGCACTATCTGCTGCAAGAGCATTGACAGTTGCTAACAAGGCCACAGAAACCGCTACAGCGGCAAAAGAACAGGCTAACACTGCACTTGCTGATGCGGAAAAAGCCAATCAGGCGGCTACTGAAGCCGCCACAGCGGCAAATACCGCCACGCAGGCCGCACAGTTGGCACAAGAGAAAGCCAACAACGCACAAGCGGCTGTGGATATTGTGGAAGAAAGCGTTGTAGGCTTGGAAACCACCGTTGCAAATGCTGAAGCGGCGGCAGAGCAAGCACGGCAGGCGGCACAAACAGCAGATGCAAAGGCTGTGGAAGCACAACAGGCGGCATCGAATGCCCAAACAAAAGCGAATGAAGCCGCCACAGCAGCAGGCAATGCACAAAGTTCCGCTGACAGTGCAACTACCAAAGCGAATGCCGCACAAAGCAGTGCAGAGCAAGCCAAGGCCGATGCCACGGCGGCGGCTACTACAGCAGCGGCGGCAAAGCTTGATGCTGAAAATGCACAAAAAGACATTGATGCTTTGGGCGAAAGTCTAACCACCCTTGAAAGCACCATGAATGCGGATTATGCCAGAAAGACGGATTTGACGGAAGCAACCGCTTCTTTGCAAACCCAAATCACGCAGAATGCCGCTGAAATCACATCCACGGCTTCCAGGGTGCAAGAGATTGACGAAACGGCTAACAATGCACAGGCACAAGCACAGTCGGCACAGTCAGCAGCAACAGAAGCCAAAGCTACAGCAGACCAAGCTACCGCAGATGCACAAGCCGCACAGACAGCGGCAGATACAGCGGCGGCGGCAGCGGCTTCCGCACAGAGCGAAGCGGACACAGCAAAAGCCGCTGCGGCTACTGCTAAAAGTGTTGCGGACAAGGCAGAAGCCGACCTTGAAGCAGCAAAAGCAGACCTTGCAACGGTGACTTCCCGTGTTGGAGCAACTGAAGAAGAGATTGCCGCAGCACAACAGGCCGTAGAAGCCGCTCAGACAGCCGCAGATAATGCCCAAGCAGAAGCCGATGAAGCTGCCAAAAAGGCGGCATCTGCCCAGTCAACGGCTGACACAGCCGTTTCAAACGCTGCCACCGCTCAGAATGCCGCCAACGAAGCTGCAAGCAAGGCAGACTTGGCACAGCAAACAGCAGACGAAGCAAAAGGGAATGCGGCGGCGGCACAAGCCAAAGCGAATGAAGCCGCACAGATTGCCGCATCTGCACAGGAAACAGCAGACACGGCAAAAACAAACGCCACTAATGCACAGGCCAAGGCAGACCAAGCGGCTATAGATGCATCCAATGCCCAAAAGGCCGCAGACGATGCTGATGCCAAAGCTGCACAAGCTGCGTCCGATCTTGCGACAGCACAACAGAATCTTGCAAATGTGGCTTCCCGTGTTGATGCCACCGAAGAAGAAGTTGCAGCGGCACAAGCAGCAGTTGCCACAGCACAAGCGGCAGCAAATCAAGCAAAAGAGGAAGCCGAAGCGGCACAGACAACCGCAGACACCGCAAAAGCCAATGCTGCAAAAGCACAAACGGCTGCGGACAATGCAAAAGCGGCAGCAGATGCCGCACAGGCAGACGCAGAAGCGGCACAGAAAGCCGCAGACGATGCACAAGCCGCTGTTGATGCTCTTGCGGTACGTGTTACCACTGCTGAAACCAAGATCACGCAAAATTCCGAACAGATTGCTTTGATGGCGACCAAAACGGAAGTAACGGAAACTTTGGGCGGCTATTACACCAAGGCACAAACCGATGCAGCAATCAAAGTAAGTGCCGATGAAATCAATTTGAATGTCGAAAAGCAAATTGATGGCATCCAGATTGGCACTAGGAATCTTCTGCTTAACACTGGCGATATGTTAAGCGGCAGTAATGCCATAAAGAACTATCTTTCTGGAAACAGTCTGATCGATACCAACGAAGGTGCAAAACTTCAATTCACTACGAATGCAAACAATGCATTTCGTGTAAAGCTTGCGTTTGATGGTGCCGTTGATAATGACGAAAAAGTGACACTTTCGTTTGACTATCGAGGAAATATCACGACTTTCGGCAGGTTTGCTTTCCTTCAGAGAACAACGCCGCATGTGCTTATTACTGGCTTTCCCGATTTGGAAGTGTCAGAAACATCGTGGAAGCACTATAGCTACACATTTTCAAACGCCAATGCGAATGCCCGTAGCTGCTACGAAATTATTTTGATGTACGGTGTAAGCCATACTACAGATGAATGGGTTGAAATCAAGAAGGGTTCTCTAAAACTTGAACGGGGCACCAAGGAAACCGACTGGACACCTGCCCCGGAGGATGTCGATGCAAAGCTTTTGGAGCAAGGCACCAGTATCAGACAAGATGCAAGTGCTATTGTTCTGACAGCTACGGAATCCCTTGTTGACAAGAAAACCTATGAAGATTTCAAAAAGCAGATCGAAGCGGAATTTAAGGTGCTTGCAGATAAAATCGTCATGAATTTCGCCACAGCAACGGAACAGACAAATAGTGTCGATTCCGATTTGCAAGCGAAGTTCATCGAACTGTACAAGCATATTTCTTTTGATCTTAACGGCATTACAATCGGGGGGAGCGAAAACGGCATCACGCTAAATATGGATAATGACCAAATTGTTTTCAGCAAGAATGGCGTTGAAGTTGTGCGGTTAGACCTTGACAACTTTACACCAACAAATGTGTACATCAAGCCCGGTGGACGGTTGCGACTTGGCAACTTTGCTTTTGATGTATTGGATGATGGAACCCCGGCATTCTGGAAAGTAGGTGGTTAAATGGCAAAAATAACATTGACCGATGCTATATTTTACAAAGAGGGCGATAGCGGTCATGGGGCTGCTGTAGGTAACGACTGGAACAAAACAACCGAAACAGTTGCAAAGCGTGTTGTAAGATATACGATGATAGCCCCGTCCCAGGGTGCAAGTTCCGTAACTCTGGAATTTTTGAAGTGCTATGAAGGACACGGCACTTTCCCTGAACTTCGGTTTTATATTGGAACTTCTCCCAATAGTCATGAAAACGCTGGCCCTAGTTCTACATATACCGGGGCACTAACTTGTTCAGGCAGTGACGCATACACCTTCACAGGCAATGCAAACATGATTCTGCTACCGAACACCACTTATTATGTGTGGGTTTTTCCTGCCAACACTACTTATGGTTGGTTGTATTGGGGCACAATCAGCGGCAACCAAACTGCTACCACATCCGGGGCGGCAATGTCTGATTTTGCCGTTGCAGATGGCACACTGGGCACCGCACAGAATATCAGCGTAACCCGTTACGGCAATACATTTACGCACAGTATCACCTATAAGTGCGGAACGCTCACGGGAAGCATTTGTGATAAGTCAACGAGTGCATCCATCAGTTGGACACCCCCGCTGAACTTGGCAACACAAAACACAAGCGGTGACACGCTTACAGTAACTTTCTACTTGCAGACTTATTCAGGTACGGAAACTGTGGGCGAAACTGTTGTCAGAGTGGCGGCAATGCACATACCCGAAAGCGTGAAACCGTCTTGCACGGTGGCTGTTTCGGATTACATGGGCTATGCGGACACATATGGCGCATATGTCAAAAATCTTTCCCGTCTGCAAGTTGTGGTGAACCCAACAATTGCATATGGGGCTGAGATCGTAGCACAAAAGACAACAGTGAACGGCGAAACTTACACGGATTCGGAGTTTGTGACAAACGCACTGAAAAGCCCTGGAACGATTGAAGTTTCTACGGTTGTAACTGATGCCCGTGGTCGTGTAAGTAGTCCAGCAACTAAAACACTCACGGTGTTAGATTACACCGCCCCCGCTGTTTCTAAATTGACTGCAAAGCGTTGTAATGCCGATGGAACCGCAAACAATCGTGGTGCATACATCCAGGTTACTTTTTCTGCATCGGTAACACCTTTGAACAATTTGAACGGTGCGGAATATTTCGTGCATTACAAAAAACCGTCAGCGGTTGATTATGCTGGT